TTCGGCATTCTCAATGCTGCCATCCCATACGGCAGATGGATAATCCATTTGGGGAATGGTTACATCAATATTGATATCTGCCAGGCCTGCAGGCTTTAAGAGATTGATTTCTTCTCCATTTATCAGGTTTGCCGTTTTATTTTGTCCACTGTATTTTATGGGGATCTTTTCTGGCGGTAGTGGGAGAAGCATGTCATCTATGTATACTTCATAGGCCATTATCCATTCACTCCTTCCGCAAAGGAATAAAGAGCTTCCGATGTTGTGTTATTTAGCATACTGGTAACGCTTTCTGCGTCCGCAATATTTCTAATATTATTATTGTTATTGATGTCCAGTTTTAGATCCGCTAGCGTGAATCGATTTATAATCTCCTGCTCCGCCACATCTCTCATATATTTTAATTCTTCATCCATGGAATCCATGGTGTTTGCCATGGCTGCTGTGCTTGCTGCTGTATCACCGGTGTTTTTAGAAATGCTGTCCTGGTATGGTGATAGGTTTGGATTGTTTTGTGAGTTCTGATTTAAGTTGTTTAGGGTTGCTGATAGGTCAGGCTGATTATCCACTCCTAAATTACCGCCATAGTCATTGGGATCATAGGGTTTGTTTTCACCGCCTAAAATATTTTTGATATTTCCAAATTCGCCTTTTAACAAACCATTCTTTGCGCCTCCTTCATAGCCCTTTTTAGCTTCCTCCTCAACATTTTTAAATTCAGCATTGAAATTAAATTCTTCCATTACTTTTTTAGCATCCATATTTTCTAATTTCTTATTAAACTCGTCATCTTTGTTTTTCTTGTCTTCCAATTTTTTCTCAACTGTTTTTTGGATTGAAGAAAATTTTTCTTTCTGCGCTGTAATTGTGGCTTCAAAATTAGATCCGAAAATTGCATCTATTCCTGCAGCAACTTTTTGAAGTGCCCCAAAAATGCTATCAACCATAGTGAAAAACAAATTAACTACAGTCTTAATTGGAGGATTAAATACGTTGCTTAAAAAATTTGCAAATTTCCCAAATAGTTGCATAAATACTGCTATAGAAGTAAAAAAGATCACACCAATGCCGGTGAATATATTATGAATAACAGCTGCCATTGTGCTGAAAAACCCACTTATTAATCCGGTTGCACTTAAAGAAATTCCGGTGAACCTATTAACTAATGCAATCACTGCAAAGAAAACCGCAATTAATATGATTACAGCCGCTATTATTAAACCGATAGGAGAAGCCCAAAACGCTGCGTTTAATGCGGTCTGAGCCGCTGTCAGAACCATAGTAGCCGCAGCTGAAACTAAATCACAGGCTGCCTTTGCATTTAAAGCCGCTATAATTCCAAAAAGTATGGGTGCTATAATGGACCAATTATCAGAGATAAAACCTCCCACTATTCCAATACCAAGTCCCAGCATACCAAATATACCGTTAATCTCGTCAACTTTCCCTTGTAGTCCAGCAGTAAAATCATTTATTATATTAGTAATAAAGGTAACTGCAGTAGTCATTGGCCCAGCCAATCCTGCATTTATAGTATTGGCAAGTGATGATATTGCACTGCTGGCATTGTTGTATTTAAGTTGATTTAATTCATCTAAATGTTGGGAGGATAAGCTAACTGATCCATTTAATTCAGTTAGTGCCGCTAGCCCCTGTTGTCCCAATTCTCCCCATGAGTCCCCAAATAATTTAGTTCCCGCAATATTTTTGCTTACAGGATCAGCCATAGCGTTTAGGGCATTTACAGTTTCCAAAAATGCTTGCTTTGCTGTTTCTCCTCCACTGCCAAATGCTTCTGTCATCCTTCCTGCGTCGAGTCCTAAAGCAGCAAATCCATCGGAAGCATCTTTTCCTCCGCCAACAGCCTTTTTTGAGAATTCAGTTACAGCATTGCCTATAGAACTGATTGAAACGTTGCCATTTTGTGCTCCGTTTACCAGCATATTAAACATATCCTGCCCGCCTAGCCCCAACTTCTTAAACTTATCACTACTAGCATTTATAGTTTCTAATAAATCACCATTCTTATTTAACCCTGCCTGGGTTGCCTGTATAATTAGATCAAATGATTCTGCTCCCTGAAGACCAAATTGCTGTTGTAGTGTACCTGCTGATTTAATACTGTCCGTTAGCCCATACCCAAATGCATCCTGCAATAGTAGCCCTGCACGAGTGGTCTGTTCTAACCCTTCTCCTGCTTTACCTGTTAGCTGGTTCACTGCGGACAGACTCTGAGCGGCCTCCTGGGGACTTTTGCTCATATTATCTGTAAATAGATTTTTAGCACTTTGCTTTGCCATATCCAGGTTCTGACCCTTCATTCCAGTTTGGGCTTGTATGATATTGCCTGAGGCATTTAAATTATTCGCCTGAGACATAATATCCAAAGGACTATGTGCAATTCCCATCTTATCTAGCCCACCCACAAAAGATTTCCAGGCGTCCTTAAGTTTTTTAATCTTTTTTTCGTTATCATCAGTTGATTTTCCGAGATTCTTTTGTTTTTTTTCAACATTAGAAACGTTATCGGTTATTTCTCTGTATTCACCGTCTATAATATCAAGTTTTTTTCCCATTTTCTCAAAGGATGAAACATTGAAAAATAAGGCATTCATTCTCTGAAAATTCATAAGTGATGTAGTTGTCTTTTGAATAGAATTATCAATTACGCTTAAAGCTGTGCTCATTCCATCATGTATTGCAAGAGAATATTCCACTGAAGCCAAACCTATCTCCTCCTTTCCTATTATGATAGGAAGAACGCCCTTCGGACGTTCTTCCATGTTACCTGTATTTACCTGCCTTTGCCTTATCCGCTTCTTTTTTATCGTGCTCAAGCTTTAGCTGCACCGCAGCTATGACAAAGGCTCGTTCATATCGATCCAGGTTTAAAAACTCATGAGGCCATTTGTGGATCTTATGGAGGCAATAGTAAGCAACGTTTGCCTCCACATCGCCTCCCTCAATTAGTTTTTTGCTTCTTCCACCTGCTCATCCATTGTGGAATCAAAGCCATTGACCTGCTGAATCTTTTCAAGATAGCCAGCATACTCTCCAGCCGTCAGCATTGCCTTTAACAGCGCATCCGCTCCCATCACATGGTAAGAATCCTGTAATGCCTTATCATTTAAATTAGGATATACGGTGCATTCCGATGCAAGCTTTCCAAGATATAAGTTAAAGTCTGTCTCCTGGTTGTACTGTCCCTTTTTACCTGTGACTGGCACCCTTTTTGTACATTCTTTTCTTAGATCTTCATCTTCTTTAGAAGTAATAGCTTTAATCTCCCATTCGACCGGCTTTTTATCTGCTCCCAAGAATCGTTTGGATGCCACATGTTTTTCCCGATCTACCTTTACTGCATTCTGGCTTAAAAAACAACTTAAATCTCCCATAACTTAATCTCCTTTTTATCTTTACTGCATTCCTGCTATTGTTCCGAAACGTTCTGGCATTTCCCAGCTTTCAAAGGTGAACTCAAACTCTTCTTCCAAATACTCTCCAGTGGCATCAAATTTAGTAAGAAGGCCACCGTTTAAGTTGCAATCCTTTAAAATGATAGTCTGTCTGCCAACGCTTGAAGTTGGATCTTCATTGGTCACCTGAATATCAAAATAAACATCTTTACCAGACTGCTGATACTTGTACAAAATATCCCTGAAAATGCTGGTGTTGTAATGAAAGGTAGCAGAACCCGTTCCCTTCATACCAACTGTTTTATTTCCCTTCATGGCCCGTCCTAAAATTGGAATTTCAGATTTGACCTTTTCAATTTTTGCCTCCATTTTTAAAGCCTGCATAAAATTGTAACGTTCATTTTCAATTGTGATAAAACACTCCGCTTTTGCTGCGCTGATAGCGTCCCATGCGTTCATTGTAATATTGCTCATAATTCATCTCCCCTTTCTTAAGAAACAACAACAGTCATATATAAAATGCTCATACAGTTAACAGGCTGAACCGGGAAATTAACAACAACAGATCGTCTGCCTTCTCCCTTATCTACCGTAATTGCTTTTGAATCCAGGGCCTCAATGGCTCTTAAAACTGTTAATTGTTTTCCGTATGTAACGATATCATTCCAAAGGCTTACCCTGCCTGCTGCATCATTGGAAATCTTTCCAAGATAGCGGGTGTTGAATAAGGTAGCGATGTCATTTCCAATCTGATCCAGAATTCGAATGGTCTGGTTATTAGAGAAATCCTCTCCCTTTTCATTGGTATAGGTGATCAGAGTATTGATGTCAGTAAGGACTCTGATATCATTTCCAACTTTGTGAAACAAGAATTTTCCTTCCTTCATTCCACTTGCAAGCTGAGTCTGTGAATAAGGTACCTTTACGGTGTACTCACCGTCATAGACTCGATTTTCATTGGTTTTATTAATCTCACAAGCTGCTTCTGCACCTGCTACCCAGTAAACCAAACCGGAAACTGCTTCTTCTGTTTCGTTTTCTACGGAAATAATTCCTTCATGGTCTGCTTTTGCATACTGATGTAAAACGGTCTGAAATTTAATACCAGCTTCATCCCTTAAACGTTTTGTAAATGCTGCAAATAATGCTTTTACTTTATCGTCGGTGGAAGGACAGCAAAGAGCCTGGAATGAAGTGCTTTCAATCGCCTCAAGAAACGTTGCATAATCCTCTCCAGTCACATTGCTTCCATTGGTTCCTCCAGTAAAGGCACTACCTGCTGTCTCTGCAAGAGGAGCTTCCTTATTAAAGATTACATAGGCATTGTCTTTTAATTCAGTTGCTGCT